AGAGAAAATTACACCAACAGTAGTAACAAAAACAATTGGTGTGTAATACCTATTACAAGAATTAAATCATATTATATAACAATAAGCAAATGGAAAATCAAGAAATAAAACTAAGTATCACCGACGAGGAGCTCAAGGAGCTACAAGGTCGAGTTAATATAATCAATCAAACTCAATTAAAAATTGGTCAGTTAGAAACTGAGAAACACTTTATACTACATGAACTAGGTGCTAGTCAAGATGAATTAAAGAAAATTCAAGAGAAGCTAGAGAAGGAATATGGGAAGGTTTCTGTTAACATCTCAGATGGAACATACGAGCCAATTAAAGAAGAAGATGAGAAGCAGCAAGCTAATACGTAAGATTAGTATTGGTAAAGATTATAAGAATGAAGCTATGCATTACTCCGTGGGCCAAGAGGTCTACGGAGGGCATACAATTTGTGATATTATAGAACAAGACGACAAGTATAGCATATATATCAAGAAGGAGAAAGACGTCCTGATATGGAAAGATTTTAACAAGAATATGGCTGTATCTGTTGAGTACAATCTACAGTATTAATGAAAAGCATATACGACTTCATAGTTGAACCTAAAAATACTAGATACAATAATACTAAGAAAGTTGGTGATAAAGATTTAATACTTAACACAGAAGTTTTTAATCATCAATATGTTAGTAGAGAAGCAATAATAAAGCAACTACCTATAGCCATAGAAACTGAATTACAAATAGGGGATGAGGTTATAGTTCATCATAATGTGTTTAGACGATGGCACAATATAAGAGGTGAAGAGAAAAACAGTAGAAGCTATATAGACGATAACAACTATTGTGTTAATGAAAGTCAAGTATTCTCTTACAAAAGAGATAATAAAGATTGGAAAACACTTAGTGGTTATTGTTTTGTAAAACCAATTAAATCTAATGATGATTTTGTTACCGAAAAAGAAGAGTGTTTTTTTGGCATAATGAAATATATGGATCCTATTCTTTCTAAGAACGGAGTAAAAGAAGGTGATCTAGTTGGTTTCACACCTTATAGCGAATATGAATTTGTTATTGATGGTGATAGGTTATACAGAGTTTTAACCACTGAAATTTCAATTAAGTATGAATATCAAGGAAACGAAGAAGAACATAATCCTAGCTGGGCACATAGCGGTTGAGGAGTTAATTAAAGTAGCCAAGGAAGCAATAGTAGACTCAGATGAGGATATATCAGCAGATAGGTTAAAGAATGCAGCAGCGACTAAGAAACTAGCCATATTTGATGCGTTTGAAATACTTAAGAGAATAGAGGAGGAGGACAACATCATAGAGAACAAAGTACCAGTTGATACTGAGAAAGATGTTTCGTTTGGTGGATTTGCAGAAAGAAGATCTAAATAATGTACAAACAAACTTTATTTAAGGTTATAGAACCTATAAAAAAGAGTACAATTTCCAGGTTAAACAAAACTAAGAAATGGGAGTACGGTTATAATAAAGAACACGATGTTGTTGTTATAAGCAGAACTGGTAAGATAGGTGAGATATATGAGATACAAGGTCTTAAGATAGCTTTACCTAAATCAGATAAAATAGTAAAGTTTAAAAGTAATACGTGGGAGGTAACTCCTTATCCAAAAGAACTAGGTAGAATAAAAACAATATTTGATTGGAAAGAATATCCAGCAGATTTTAAAGAAAAATACATAGAATATATAGAGAATGAATTTAAGCACAGAGAAGAAGGCTTATGGTTTGATAACAACGGCAGTAATTCTTATATTACTGGTACTCATTACATGTACTTGCAATGGAGTAAAATTGACGTCGGGCAACCAGACTTTCGTGAGGCCAATAGAATATTCTACATCTTTTGGGAGGCATGCAAGGCAGACATCAGATGTTATGGAATGTGTTACCTTAAGAATAGACGATCAGGGTTCTCTTTCATGGCATCGGGTGAGGTGGTCAACTTGGCAACTATATCCAGTGATTCCAGGTATGGTATCTTGTCCAAGTCCGGTCCTGACGCTAAGAAGATGTTTACAGACAAAGTCGTGCCCATATCCGTCAACTACCCCTTCTTCTTTAAACCGATCCAAGACGGTATGGATAGACCAAAAACAGAAATTGCGTTTAGGGTCCCAGCATCAAAGCTTACCAGACGGAGTATCACGAGCACAGACAAACCAGAAGATTTACAAGGCTTGGACACAACCATCGATTGGAAGAACACCGGTGACAACTCCTACGATGGGGAGAAACTCAAACTTCTCGTACACGACGAATCAGGGAAATGGGAGAGGCCAAACAATATCCTCAACAACTGGCGAGTCACGAAAACAACCCTAAGATTAGGTAGTAGAATAATTGGTAAGTGTATGATGGGTAGTACCTCTAACGCTTTAGATAAAGGTGGAGAGAACTTCAAGAAGTTATACAAAAGCTCAGATGTAACAAAGAGAAATAAAAATGGTCAGACTGGTTCTGGTTTATATTCTTTGTTCATACCAATGGAGTGGAACTACGAGGGTTTTATAGACAAATTTGGGCAACCAGTATTTGATACACCAGAAGAAGAAACTAAAGGTCCTTTCGGTGAATACATAGACATTGGTATATTAGAGCATTGGCAGAATGAAGTTGATGGTTTAAAAAGTGATGGTGATGCTTTAAATGAGTTTTACAGACAGTTTCCTAGAACAGAGGAACATGCATTTAGAGATGAAACTAAGAATAGTATATTTAACTTACAAAAAATATACGAGCAAGTAGATTATAATGAAGATATATCAACTTCTTCAGGTGTTAACACTGGTAGTTTTCAGTGGGTTAACGGGATTAAAGATTCTAAAGTAATATTTTATCCAAATCCTGAAGGTAGATTTAAAGTTAGTTGGGTACCACCTCTTCATCTACAAAATAGAGTAGTAGAAAAGAATGGTATAAAATCACCCGGCAATGAGCACGTCGGTGCATTTGGGTGTGACAGTTATGATATTTCGGGGACAGTCGACGGGCTAGGTTCCAAAGGAGCTCTTCATGGCCTCACCAAGTTTTCCATGGAAGATGCTCCTCCTAATCACTTTTTCTTAGAATATATTGCTAGACCTCAGACTGCTGAGACTTTCTTTGAAGATGTACTTATGGCACTTGTATTCTATGGTATGCCAATACTAGCTGAGAACAATAAACCTAGACTCTTATATTATATAAGAAGAAGAGGTTACAGAGGTTACTCAATGAATAGACCTGATAGAACTTGGAACAAGTTATCTACAACAGAAAAAGAAATAGGTGGAATACCTAACTCAAGTGAAGATATTAGACAAGCACACGCCGCTGCAATAGAAATGTATATACAGGAACACGTTGGTTTAAAAACAAACGGTAACTACGGTGATATATATTTTAACAGAACATTAAATGATTGGTCTAGATTTGATATAAACAATAGAACAAAGTTTGATGCAGCAATTAGCTCTGGTTTAGCTATAATGGCTTGTAATAGACATTTATATTCTCCTAACGTGAAAAAAGAAATACAAAAGATAAATATAAGTTTTTCTAGGTACGAAAACCAAGGAAACTCTTCTAAAATAATAAAATAAAGATATGGCTGAATCAGTTACCAAAAATTACTTCCCTAGTCAAGTCGTTAGTGACTTAGAAAAAACAACTCCAGAGTACGGACTTAAGGTTGCTAAAGCTATTGAAAGCGAATGGTTTGACAAAGACTCTGGATCTAACAGGTTCAAGAGCAACGAGTTAAGCTTTCACAGGCTTAGGTTATATGCTAGAGGAGAACAATCAATACAGAAATATAAAGATGAATTATCTATAAATGGTGATTTGTCTTATCTTAATTTAGATTGGAAGCCAGTGCCTATTATATCTAAGTTTGTTGATATAGTAGTTAATGGTATATCTGATAGAACTTACGATGTTAAGGCTTATTCTCAAGACCCATATGGTGTTAGCAAGAGAACTGAGTATATGGAAAGTATCATAGCTGATATGAGAACCAAAGAACTAAATGCTTTTACTAAAGAAGCTTTTGGAGTTGACATATCTAACACACCTGAGGAAGAATTACCTGATTCAAAAGAAGAATTAGAACTACATATGCAGCTTAGTTATAAGCAGGCTGTTGAGTTAGCTGAAGAACAAGCTATTAATACTATATTTGACGGTAACAAATATGAATTAACAAGAAGAAGAGTAAACTACGATTTAACAGTTATTGGTATAGGTTGTGTTAGAAATACTTTTTCTAAATCAGAGGGAGTTAAAGTTGACTACGTAGATCCCGCAAACTTAGTATACTCATATACTGATTCACCTTATTTTGATGATATCTATTATGTTGGTGAGGTTAAGATCATACCTGTCAACGAGTTAAAGAAAGAATTTCCAGATCTAACCAACGAAGATCTTGAAGGTATTATAAAGCAGCCTCATCCTAGTAGCAATGGGTATAGCAAAGTTAATTACGATGACATCGATAACAATCAAGTAGAGATATTATACTTTAATTATAAGACCTACATGAATGAGGTATATAAGATAAAGCAAACATCAACGGGTGCATCTAAAATAATAATTAAAGACGACACTTTTAATCCTCCTGTAGAAATATTAGATGAGAAGTTTGAAAAAGTATCTAAGTCTATTGAGGTGTTATATGAAGGAGCTTTAATCGTTGGTACTAAGAAGTTATTAAAATGGGGTATGGCTAAAAATATGATGAGGCCAAAGAGTGATTACACTAAAGTTAAGATGAATTACTCTATAGTAGCTCCTAGAATGTACAAGGGTCGTATAGAATCTCTCGTAGGAAGGATAACTGGTTTTGCTGATATGATACAGCTAACTCATTTAAAGCTTCAACAGGTGATGTCTAGGTTGATACCAGACGGTGTATATTTAGATGCTGATGGTGTTGCTGAAGTTGACTTGGGTAATGGTACAAACTATAATCCTCAAGAAGCGCTTAACATGTTCTTCCAAACTGGTAGTATCATAGGTAGATCGATGACATCTGATGGTGATATGAACCCAGGTAAAGTACCTATTCAAGAAATAGCTAGTGGTAACGGTGGAGCTAAGATGCAAAGCTTAATACAGACTTACAATTATTATCTACAAATGATAAGAGATGTAACTGGTTTAAATGAAGCAAGAGATGGTAGTACTCCAGATAAAAATGCTTTAGTTGGTATACAGAAGATAGCAGCAGCTAACTCAAATACAGCAACTAGACATATATTACAATCAGGCTTATTCCTAACAGCTGAAACAGCAGACTGTATATCTTTAAGAATATCAGATATAATAGAGTATGCTCCTACAAGAGATGCTTTCATACAAAGTATTGGTGCTCACAATGTAGCAACACTTGAGGAAATGTCTAATCTACACTTATATGATTTTGGTATATTTATAGAGTTAACACCTGACGACGAGGAAAAGCAAATGCTTGAAAATAATATTCAAGTAGCTGTAGCTCAAAAAGGTATTGATCTTGAAGATGCTATTGATCTTAGGGAGATAAAGAATATAAAACTAGCTAATCAGTTATTAAAGATTAGAAGAAAACAAAAGCAAGAAAGAGATCAAGCTCTACAGCAGCAAAATATACAAGCTCAAGCTCAAGCAAACGCTCAAGCACAACAAGTGGCTGCACAAGCGGAAGTTCAAAAACAACAAGCTTTAGCACAAACAGAAATGCAAATAGAACAAGCTAAATCTCAAATGGAGAATCAAAAAATGGTTCAAGAGGTTGAATTAAAAAAGCAGTTAATGCAATTTGAGTTTCAATTAAATATGAAGTTAAAACAAATGGATTTAACTACTATTAATGAAAAAGAAAAATACAAGGAAGATCGCAAAGATAAAAGAACAAAAATTCAAGCATCACAGCAGTCTGAATTAATTGATCAAAGAAAAAACGAAAAACCACCTAAAGATTTTGAATCAGCAGGTAATGATATACTAGGTGGTAACTTTAACTTAGGGTCTTTTGATCCTAAGTAATTACTTTTAATTTTTTATATTATATTATATTATGGCTAAGAAAAAACAAAAAGAAGAGGTTGTTGAAACTACAACCCAAGAGCAAGTGTCTGAAACTAAAACTAGTGATGATAAAATTCGTATTAAAAAACCTACATTTACTAAAACTACTGATGAAGTAACAAAAGTAGATCTTCGAGAAGTTAATAAACCCGAAGAAGAGGTGATTAATAAAGAAGAGCAAAGCGAAGAAAATGTCGTTGAACAAGAAAATACAAATGAAGTCTCCAGTGGTGAAGAAAATAAACCAGCAGATTCAGAAGATTCCGTTAAACAAGAAGATCAAGAACAAGATCCCAAAGATGAACAAGACAGTGTTCTCGAGGAGATAACTGACGAAGAGGTAAAGGAAGAAGTTGAAGATTTAAAATCTGAAATTGAACAAGCTGAAACGTTAAAGGAATCAGGGGTAGAACTTCCAGAGAATATTCAAAAGGTCGTTGACTTTATGAATGATACGGGAGGAACTCTAGAAGATTATGTAAAAATAAATCAAGATTTTGATTCATTAGATAGTAATCAATTATTAAAAGAATTTTATAAGTCTACTAAACCACATTTAACTGGTGAAGAAATAGACTTCTTAATGGAAGACTCATTCTCATATGAAGAAGATATAGATGATGAGAGAGATATTAAGAGAAAGAAATTAGCGTTAAAAGAGCAAGTTGCAAACGCTAAGCAACACTTAGATGGTTTAAAGTCTAAGTATTATGATGAAATCAAGGCAGGTTCTAGGTTAACACAAGAACAAAAGAAAGCTGTAGATTTTTTCAATCGTTACAATAAACAATCAGAAGAGGCAACTAAGGTTTCCGAAAAACAAAAACTGACATTTAATAAGAAAACCAGTGAGGTTTTTTCCGACGAATTCAAAGGTTTTGAATACAAAGTTGGAGATAAGAGATTTAGGTTTAATGTTAAGGAAGCTGATAAAGTAAAGCAAACTCAAAGCGACATAAATAACTTTGTTAGAAAGTTTCTAAACAAGGATAATGAAATGGTCGATGCTAAGGGTTATCATAAGTCTTTATTTACTGCTATGAATTCAGATGCTATTGCAAACCACTTTTATGAACAAGGTAAAGCTGATGCAATCAAACAAAGTATTGCTAAGTCTAAAAATATAGACATGAACCCGCGACAAGGTCACGAAGGTTTTGTTGAAGCCGGTGGAATAAAAGTAAGAGCACTAACAGGTGATAATTCTTCTGATTTTAAATTTAAAATCAAAAAATAATCAAAAATTAAAATAACAAAATTATGGCAGCAGCAGCAGTAAGCTCGGGTGGTAACATAAATTCGGTACCAGCCCCAGTAAAACAAACGCTAAGTTCGGCGTATATCGATTTCACCGCA